GATTTACATTCACTGTGGATGGAGAAAACAGGACGCAAAAAACCAGATGATTTGTCTGATGTATTGCCAGTGCAACTAGGCATATTTACTGAGCCATTCAATGTCGAACTGTTTGCCAGGAAAAAACAAGTAGAGGTATCAGAGCAAGAAGTGTTCAACATGATGTGGAATGGTGTTCCATGTCGAGGTACGCTTGATGGTGTCTTTATAGAAAATGAACAACGCATTGGTTTGGAATGCAAGCATACCAATCAGACAACAAACATGACCAAACAACTTGATCGGTATATGCCCCAGCTACAGTTTTATATGACGATATCAGCAATATCATCCATATATCTCTCGTGCATCTTTGGTAATCAAAAGCATGATTATGTAAAAATTGATGCAGATGAAGAATATCAAGGGCTATTGATTCAACACATTGAACATTTTTGGCAATCTGTAATAAATGATACTGAACCAACCAATCCAACAAATGCTGATATGCCTAGCATTGACCATATCAAAATCAATAACATGGTTGCCCGTGATGCTAATACTGACAATCAGTTTGTAAGTCTGGCACACGAATATATAGAAACAAAAGAAGCGGCAGATCGTAATGCAACTGCCGCCAAAAGCCTCAAGTCATTGGTAGCTGACAATGAACGTGAGGTGCATTGCAACGCTCTAGCAGTCAAACGTGACAAGAGGGGAGCAAAGCGAATATACATAACCAGCTAATCGTTTGTAGTATGAAAGGAGAAACATACATGACGGAAACTAAAGACAAACGTAAACCAACTGCCAAATCAAAACCTGACACACTGGTCAAAGCCTTGATTGCTTTCCATGAAACCAGGCCAACAGCATCACAGAATGCTTCTGGTGTCTGGGGTACATATGCAGATATCAATCAGGTTATTGATACTGTTCGTGGTGCCTGTCAGTTTGGCCTTACATTCACACAAGAGATTGATTTTCTAGATCACAATCCGCAAGTGAATTACATACGCACCATACTGATGCATGAATCTGGTGAAAGCCAAGTGAGCCGTACACCCATTCATGTGCAAGAAAAGGATAGATCAAATCCACAAAAGCATGGTGCAGGTATTACATATGCCAAACGCTATGGACTATGTGCGGCCTTTGGACTGCCAACACCTGATGATGATGCTGATGATCTCTCCAATGCAAAAGAGGAAAAAGCAAAACAGGATGGTAGAAAGACGAAACTTGCCAACACACTGCCAGACAAACAACCTGAAGAATCAACACACAACACAAACCACAAAAAACAACCAGACCCAAATGCTTGGGCGCGACAAAAGTAGAGAAGGAAATATACTATGACGCAATATGATGATACTAATCGTGGCGCACTATTCCCACCACGCAACAAACCTAATTCCACTGAACCAAATACCAGGGTCATACTCACAGGAACTATTGATGACAATGGACAGGAAAAACGGGTGGCCGCTATTATGGTCACGACCAAAGATGGTAAAGACATTATCGACCTCTATGAAAAAGTCGGGACGCTATACCAAAACAATGATAAGAAAACCGACAAACATCCCGATTATTCGGGGCCATTTGGAAACAGACGTGTTTCCGTCTGGACTAAACAAGCCAAAGAAACAGGACTAAACTATATGTCTTGCTCTTTGTCAGACAAACGTGGTGAACCCACGGGGCCAGATGTAGGCTTCTAAGGTTTATGGCAGGGTCGCTTAACTCCTTTCGTGACCCTGCCACCATCCCTCCAACGAAAGATGTGTCCAATGTTTGATTATTTATTGATTGTATTTGTGGCGACTTCATTGAGCGATCCACACAAATACACAATTAGAGATGTAACCTATACAATTTCATCAGAAGAATGCATGGAAGAAGCAGAAGAATACAATGAGGAAGAACCCATTGGCAGCTTTACCTTTGCAACCTGTGTACCTTTACTAGACAAGAGCATGTCTGATACACTTGATTGATGTCAGACCAGGCTCCAGTACAAATCCAACGATGTCCACCAACAAGCAAATGGGGTGGACGCTGGAAGCAATACTACGAACTACGCAAATCAATACACAGTCTGAGTAATGCAGGTATGTCTGTAGAAGAAATCAAAACAGAACTAGCAAAACGCAAACCAAAAAAACCACTGCGAGTGGTACATATTGATGAACAGTTTAAAAAAGGAATTGGTTGACTAACTTCTTATTTGGACGACGGGGCAAGTAAGTGTGTCCCGTGATTCATAACTTAAATCGTGGTATTCTATGTCCAAATATCAGCATGGAATACTGTCGCAATGCCCTGTTAGTCGTAAAAAGCATAGGGAAAATTTAAGTGTCACTTACTAGGGGCAGTGCCTCCTGATTGAACACTGCCCCTTTTTTTATTGATTAATTACGAACAGTCTATATTTTATATTTTGATGTAGAGAAAAGGGTTTACCTTTGAGGCTGGTGTTGAAAGCTCGTTTTCCAAACATGCAAATCAATGCCAGCCTATTTCTTTCTAGCCAACCCAACAGTATAATCAGTACCATCAAATGTTAGGCATTGATCTCTATTCTTGCCATCATCCCTGTAAGAGATATGAATCCAGCCACTGTTAGGATCTTCTGGTGTGTAATACTCAAGTATCAGCTGATCGAACACTAAGTTCTCTCGTATCCACCAGGCAACATCATAATTAGAAACACCAATGATCTCAAAATCTGCCGCTTGTCCCTTTGCATGTTGGCTCGTTGTCTTACTGCCAATCTCCAAACACAATGCTTCACTACGATATCCACTAGATACAATCACAGGTGCTTTGAAATTGCCCCGTATAGGCTCTAGGACGTTCACACAGAGGGCTTCTAGTGCTTCTTTATGCTTAGAGGTAGGAGTATTATCAATGCCGTTTCTGAGGGCTGTCTGGCTTTTTGTCATCTCCTGCAAGGAAAAGTGTGGTGATAGTTTCATTACAGGAGCCTTTACTTTTTTCTGCGCATACCCATTAGTTTGTCTGCGCCTTTGATTCCAAAACTGCTACTCACGGCTATAAATAAGAGGTACTGATACCAATCAGGGAGTGTCTCAAGTATAGCAAAACCTTCTTTGACTGTATCTCGTGTGCCTTCAAACATCACAAGCGGCAGAGGTAGTAGTAAAACTACCAAAGAAAGCTCGTCTTTCCAGGAATCCTTTGTGGCATCAGCCATTGTGTTTTCCCAATCAATCTTACCTGATGCTACTTTTTTAGATACCTCAGCTTGTGCTTCAGCTTTTGCAACTTTTGCTTTTGCTTTAGCCTTTGATTCTTCAACTTTGCCTTCCATGTAGTTGCCTACAATCCCTGCAACAGGTGATATCAAACTACCCCACATACCTCACTCCTATCGTGACACCATAAATATCAAAAGAAGAAAAAAGAAAACACCAAGACCTGCAACCCCAGAACCAATCATTATGATCATTTCTTTGCGTTGCTGTGCTTTCTTTCTCGCAATACGTTTTTGCTCTGCAATACGTTCTTTTTCTTCTCGTAATTGTTTGTTTCGTTCAGCAATAATTTGTTGAAAAGTACCATGACCAAACCGATGGTTGATCAAAGTACGCATTTCATCCATTGCTTCTTGTGCCAGTTTTGCATCAATAACTTTGCTTGCCGCATCTTTTGTTTGACCCAGCATTGATTTGTCAGAAAAGCGATCATTTTGGACTTGCTTTTCACCAGCAAACAAACCATCCAAAGCACCTGCAATGTCTTTGATGTCATTAGCTGTAGCTATATTAGATTTGATAAAATCAACAGACTTTTGTACTAGGGCAATCCCTGTTAATGCGGCAGATATTGGTTCAACCATACCATCACCTGTTAACCACCCACTACAATATTAAGAAGTAAAACTATTGTTGCCCCACCAGTGCCTACAATAACCATTTCCAGGCGTTTAATACGATTGATTGTTTCTTGCCAACGCTCCGCACAAATAGCTTCATGCGTGTCGATTTGTGTTTTTACTGATTGCACTGTTGGTTTTGCCATCAGTCAGCATCCTGTATCGTAAGTGTGCCAGCTTTTACTTGGCGTAGGATTTCTGCGTAGTGGCGATTGTCTGTATCAAGCGGCACAGTCATTGGAAGCCCATCTATGGTTGCTCTAATAGATGTTGTTTCACCATCATGTGCTTGATATTTTGCAGATGTAATGTTCATAGTGTTTTCCATAATTATAACTCCGCATCTGCTACAATGTTATATGTATAAAAGGGCGCATCAAGGCTTGTCCCCGCAAAATGATAACTCAACCCGTTTGAGTATGGCGTTGGTGAACTTGAAAATGTGACCAACGTAGCCCCATTATATTGCGTTATTCTGTCTGCTGTATTAGTAACATCAGTTCGCCCTGGATAGAATGTAACAGAGGGAGCCGCCCTCATTTGGACGGGCCATTGTAATGCTGGATATGCACGGTCTTCTAAATCATTTGCCGCCAAAGCATAATACGGCCCTTTAGCTGACTGTGTTGCATCGCCTGGAAACCACTCCTCACTTGATGTAGCATTGTCGCCTGATTTGTAATAATACCGTTGGCAGTCTAAATAAGTGTCACAGTATTTCTGTACTTCAAATTCAGTAGCTACGGAGCCAACCTCAAGCTGAACCCCTGTAAGTTGTAATGTAGCACTACCTGTGCTTATCAAATTAGTTTGACCTGTTACACCAGCAAAGTTACCAGCACCCCATGAACCAGCCGCCTGTAACCGATCTGATCCGTCACCTAAAGACCAGCTTACTCTTAGTCCAATTCCATTAGTAGTTAACCAAGTTCCGCTTGTGTCTCCAGCAATAGTATAGGTTTTATGTTCCCAAGTGTTTGCAGAATTAATTGTATAAGAAAAGTTAAAAGAACGATTTGCGGCACTGTTTCTTATAGCACCACCAAATGTTCCAGTTACACTAGATTTAACCCAAAAAGAGATTGTAGTTGTTTTAGCATCAGAAGTACCAAATCCTAGATGATAGATATTTTGACCTTCAATTCTTTGAGTAATCCCATAAAAATCACTCGACGCAATGCTACTATCTGCACTTGTTACTGTTGCAAGAATAGAATTACTAAAACCAGCAGGGCTATCAGTAGATTGAGCAAGAGTAAATGTACCCCCTGCGGCGGCAAAACCTTTAAACCTATCTACAGCACCCATAGCTTCGCCGTTAGTAATAGTTCCTGTTGATCTTTGGTTTACTACTGCCGCTCCATTAATAATCAAATTCTTCCGACCTTCAGGTGCACTGGCAGATTGTGCTAATTGTCTTGCTTTGCTAGTCATTATTCTGGCCCTGTTTGGCTATCCATAAATGTTTCGTAAGCTGATTTAACGCTGTCAGTCCAAACTGCGTTGCAGACTGCTTGCACCGTTGCATCTTCGCCTGAGATGTCAGTGTCGCCCCAAGTGCCACCAGACTTCGTGCGGCAGTGCAGAACGTGGCGATGATAAGTGCGGCTAAATTCTACACCATCATCTTTTACGATTGTTGCCTTGCGAACTTGGACGTTTTTGTAAACGCCTCTGACTTCGCAGTCATATTCAAATTCTTTAGTTAGTGCCATTTTTATCTCCTATGGTTGGACTGTCTGACCCGACTTCCAGACGGGTTAAGTTGTCAAATAAGTAAAGTTTCCTCTGTACATTTTAACAGAGCTACTGGCTGACCCTTGTAATGGTCTATCAAGCTCTATTTGAAGACTTGAAGTAGCTCCTAGTGGAAACATCATAAAAGTTGAACTATCTTCAAAAACAAGACCTGTTCCCTCAACTTGAGTACCAGTCACTTTATCTGCTACTGGAAAAGGTAAACCCCCTATACGCATCCCTCCAGTAGTAGCGGTTGGTGTTAAATTTGCTTTAAACAGAAGCATTACTGTGTTTCCAATTTTTGTGTAAAACCCTTCAGCATCTGCAATTGCTGAAACATTAGTGCCCGCTGCTGGTGTCCAAGTTCCCTCCTCATAATCATCTAACGCATTGGCGGCGGCTGTATCGCCGTTGAAGGTTAGGCCACCGCCTGCAAGGATACGCATACGTTCTGTGCCAGAGGTTTCAAAGGCCGTAAAACCAGCTTCTTTATTTTGAATATATAAATTAGGGCTATCCATTGAAAGATAAACGCCATCACTATCAG